ACAGCGACACGACTGCTGCCAACACCACGATGACCGCTTCGGCTGTCCTCGATTCCATGACCCGACTGAAGCGCAATCGCGCTCCGATGATCAACGGTGGCTACGTCCTCGCGACCGATCCTCGCGTTGCTCGCGACCTGATGCGCGATGCCGATTGGTTGAACGCTTCTAACTACGGAAACAAGGGTACGCCGTTCTACAAGGGCGAGGTTGGTTCCATCTACGGTTGCCGCGTTGTCACCCAGACCAACTCGTTTGTCAGCACCGGTTCCGGCACCGCTGCCGATGAGTTCGTTTATCAGGCTACCTCCGCTGGTGGCGGTCTCGCTGTCAGCAAGGACATCATCGCCTCGTTCTTCTTTGGTAACGAGTCGTTCGGTATCCCTGCTCTGACCGGTGATGATCCGTTGTCTCCGAAGATCGTTATCACTGATACCCCCGACAAGAGCGATCCGTTGAACCAGCTCATCACCGTTGGTGTGAAGCTGTACTTCGCTACGCTCCGTCTGGCTGCTGGTAACACGGGTTCTACTGGTAACCCGACCTGGTACTTGGTCCATCGTACTAAGACCTCTTCCACGCTGTAATATGCGACCCAAGACGGCCACCATCATGGTGATTGCCGTCAGCCCAAAGGGGCATCATCGAGCAATCGGTGGTGCCCCTTCTCATTCCGCTTGCGGATGTGAAGAGGCTGACAACAATGCGCCCATGATTTCTATTCCGGTCGAGGCTCTTTCCACTGACATGGAAGATGGCCAACAGGCCATGCCTGAAGTGGGTGATGAAGTGGTTCTCGACGATGTTCGCGGTGTTCTCAAGAAGCTCGATAACGGCGAAGCTTATGTCGAGATTCGGAGCGTGAACGGTATGCCCGCTGAGTACGAAAACAAGAGCGAGAAGGCCATGGCTTCCAAGGAGCCTATGGACGAAAAGGGTATGCGTAAGATGGTTGAGGAGTACGACAGCGAGATGGAGTCCTAACATGCCGATCTATACCTTCGAGAACAATGGTCAGTCCATCGAGCATATCGCTCCGATGGGTACTGACTCTGTTGTCCTTGATGGGAAGCGGTGGAACAGGCAGCCGGTGGCCCGCTTCGGGGTCACCGGCTTTGCCCGCGAAGCCGAACTCAAGGACAAGGTGAAGCAGGGATTCAGCCGGATGGAAGACCGTCAGGGTTCCCGCTTTGAAAGCACTTTCACAAAGAATCAAATTCGGAAGATCTGGGATATATGAGTATTGATGCAAATCTCGCAACTGAGTATTCGATGGGGGTCGCGGGCTTCGCTCTCGTGACGGCCACTACACTGACCACTGGCCCGTTTGTGGCGATTACCACGGTTGCCCCTACCACCTTTACTTCGATCACTGGTAACAACATCACTGGCACTTGGCCATCAGTGACTATCCCTGCTGGAATCACGCTTCCTGGACCGATCCAGAGCTTCCAGCTTACTGGTGGTCAGGTGATCGCGTTCAACGGAGTGATCAACTCTTAAGCCTGTGACGCTGGCTCTTGGAACAAGACTGGTATCGAATGGAGGTGGCGGAACAGTCACCCCAATCGATCCGCCTGTTTTGCGCCGAGTCCTTGTTACAGATCAAACCGAAGAGCCAATCGTTTTGGAGTTCAATCCCGGAGATCCAATAACATACTTGTGTGCATCTCTTGGAACTTACGATGTTATCTCACTTGAGGGCGGTACACTGCCCATTAACCTTTTAACCGAAGCATCAGACAAATTCATTCTAACAGTTAACTGATATGGCAGACGTAAAGATTACAGCACTAGGGGTATTAACCGCCGCTGACCCGATTAACGACGCTATCCCTATCGTTGATGTCAGCGATAACTCGATGGCGGCATCTGGAACCACAAAGAGGATTAGCGTTAATAACATCCTCGGGGCATCCGGCACCGCCACCCTCGCCAGCGCCACCATCAGCGGCGATCTGACGGTGCGGACGAGTGGACTTTCTGTGAGTTCTTCCGGTGTTGGAATAGGGAGTGCAACTCCAACCAGCGGAACGCTTAGTCTCGTTAGCAGGTTTTTGCTTTTTGGAGATTCTCAAACCAAACTTGGAGATAGTGGTCTTGTCAATGGTGCTGCTGCCGATGGCAATACTCAGCTTCAGTATTTCGGCGGCAAGTCGCTGTTCTTCAATGAGGGTGTAGCTACTCGAATGACCCTGAACTCCACGGGGCTGGGCGTGGGGGTTAGTCCGAATGACAAGCTGACCGTTCTTGCTGACAACTATCTATCTTTCCAGACCTCAACCCTCACATTCAATTCGGGCCGCGTTGGACGAATTGGAGCTGTGTCCACTGGATCTGGTAATGGCTATCTCGTTTTCGAGACTTACAAAGGCGGAAGCGGTGGCGGAGAGCGGATGCGAATTGATAGCGACGGCAACGTCGGCGTGGGGGTTACGCCGAGTGCGTGGGGTTCTGGACTGAAGGCTTTGCAGGTTGGTGCGCGTGGTTACGGAGCTTACTTCGACTTCAACAACGATGTCGTTGCGCTGTCGTCAAACCTGTTCTGGACCGGATCAAATTACGGTCGCATTTCGGCGTCTTCAAAGTATGCGGTGGCCTATTATCAAGACATCGGAAGCGGATCGCATCAGTGGTTGAGCAGCAGCGCGGCTGGTACAAATGGTGTTGCACCCACCATGAATACCAACATGGTCCTCGACGCGAGCGGGAATCTTTTGGTGGGTCTTACCACAGCCGGAACCACCGCTGCCAAGACCATCCAGATTGCGAACGGAACTGCTCCTACGGCCAACGTAACTGGTGGCCAACTCTACGTCGAATCCGGTGCGCTGAAGTACCGTGGAAGCTCTGGAACCATCACCACTCTGGCTGTCGCCTAACCCATACCACCATGAACATCTCTTGGATCATCGAACGCCTTCTCGTTAAGCCGACCGAAGGCACTCTCACCGATGTCGTCATCACCGCCGACTGGCGTTGCAACGGCTCGCAGGATCAGTACAGCGGCACCTGCTACGGCTCGACCAGCTTCGCTCCGCCCAGCGAGAACTTCACGCCGTACGAGGATCTGACCGAGCAGCAGGTGCTTGGCTGGTGCTTCGCCAATGGCGTCGATCAGGCGGCTATCGAAGCCAACGTGACGCTCCAAATCGAGAACCAGATCAACCCGCCGGTTATCGCTCCGCCGCTGCCGTGGGCGGCGCAGCCTTCATCGCCGCCGGTGATGATCGTTCCTCCGATGTTGCCGCAGGTGGAGCCGCCGCTCGTCAATGCGGAAACTCCTGTCGCCGCTGTTGACGAACAGCCGGTTGTTTCGGATGCTCCGACGGCATGATTACAATCGAACTTACCACTGAGCAGGCCAATCAACTCCTCCAACTCATCGACATCGCCATCAAAGCTGGCGGTTTCCAGAATGCAAAGGTAGGAGTGCCATTGGCCGACCTCATCATCGCAGCCGCACAGCCTAAGCCCGAGCAATGACAAACGATACCAACAGTAGCAGCGGACTTGGACTTTCACTTGCAACCGCCGCTACTGCTGGTGCGGTATCACTGCTTCCTCAGTTAACAGAGTGGTTCCGATTCGGGGCCGCTCTGTTGGCGTTTATAGCCGCAGCAATCGGACTCTACAAAGCCCTCAAGAAATGAACTGGAAAACCACTCTCGCAGGTGTCGGCGCAATCATGGTCGCAATCGGAGGCGCACTCAAAGCGCTCTTCGATGGAGACCCGTCTACCAACATGGACCTCGCAGCCACCATCACCGCCGTGACCATTGGATTCGGACTCATCATGGCCAAGGACGCTGATAAGAAGAAGGCTGAATGAACGTCATCGAGCAAATCGTATCAGCCATTCTCAAGTGGCTGGTATGGCTTGCGAAAACACCCTACACCGCAGAGGATGCAAAACCCGATCCAGAACTCAAAAAGAAGCTACTGGATCGCATTGCTGATTCTGAGCGCAAGCTGCTCAACAAGAGTGGTGATGGTGCCCCACGGTGAGCCTATACGCCTC